TATATCAGCTAATTCATATTTACCACTTTTAACGGCTGCAATTGCTTTTTCAAGTCTATCATTGTCAATTTTAGGCTTTTTCTTTGTTTTAACTTGTTCACCTGAAGCATCCGTGTCTTTGTCGGTTACTAAACCTAACATCGAACTCAAACAATACCTACGAAAATACGTAACTCCCGAACCGAAACTTTGAAAATCATTCATTCCTTTTAATTGTACGTATGGAATTAAAGTATTTGAATCAATCATTTCGCCGCTTTCAACGTGAAATAAAACCGTTTTAAGATAGTTTAATCCGTCTTGTGAGTTAATTAACTGTGTGAATCCTAATCCGTGTTTTTGTAGTAATGGATTTACTTCGCTAAATATTTTAGGGAGATCACTATATGAGTAACCATATCCTTGTGTTTCTTTGTGAATTACTTTCACTTCTTGCTGGAACGCCGCCAGACTTTTTAATAAATGTTTCATAATAACTTTGTTTAATTTTTACAAATTTAATATTAATTTTTAATATAACAATAGCTTTTAAAAAAAACTACAAAAATTTCTTTAAACCTTGCACCGCATTCTCAATTGAATTTGCACGTTCCTGAAGGCTTGTTATTTGTTCGAGTATAGTTTGCTTACAATCACTTGTAAAATACCCGTGTGACGTCGCTATTAAGGGTATTAAGCTATTTGAACGAATGTAATTAACCATTTTGCGTAAACGTACGCCAGTCATTTTGATTTTGTATCCGTTGTTTTGTAGATACTTATTCATTCGTGTTACTATTAATTCGCTTTTTATCGGATTGTTTTTCTTGTACTGTCTAAATCCGTGAATTACTATATTTAGTATTTCCATTTCTTCAGCTGTTAATTCGCTGGTGTGTTCTTCAAATCCCGTAATCATTTGTAAATGTTTTTAATGTTATTCTTTTCAGCATATCGAATTACAAAGTCTTGTGCATCTTCTAACCTTTGACTTGAATAAAGATACTGCCTATTCCTACGAACGTAAAAATAATTATAAACGTAACCGTACTTGTTTTTTACCTTAGTTGGGTAAATCCATTTTAATTTAATTTCCATACTTATTTGTTTTATGTTTGTCAAAAGTAATATAAATTATTAATATAGTTCTAATTCCTTACATTTTTTTTTATAAGTTGCTATAATTTCTTTTAGTTCTTCAATTGTAAACTTTCGTGTTTTTGTAGCTTCAGCGCTTAAATTCTCAAATTCTTCTATTCCTATTTTCTTTAATAGGTTTTCCCGGTAGTAAATTAAGTTACCTGAAAGAAAAGTATTACAGTGTTCACATTGTAAATGCACGTTGCGTTCGTTAAAACGTACCGACCAATGATTGTTTGCATTGTAGAAGTGTCCAGCGTTTTCTTTTAAGGGTTTCTTTTGACACGAAATACACAGGGACGATTTGTCCCGAAGGCGAATATACTTATTGAATACTTGTTGTGCTAATTTTATATAGTCCTGAACGGTCATTAAATCGGCTTTTAACTTCGCTTTTTTCTTTTGCCAGTTCTTTTGTTTTACATCGTTTATCCATTCAGTTACACAATTAGGGTCGAAGCAATTTTTTTGCAAAAACACGGACGGTTCAAAGGGTTGTTTACAGTACTTACATTTTCGTGGCTTCATATTTCACCGCTTATTAACATTTCTAAATGCTTATTCAAACTCTTATTTTCTTGTTTTAGCTTTATGTTTTCAAGTTCTAATTCGTGGTTTCGTCTATTCGTAGCCATCAACATTTTATCTACGTGGTTTAAATATTGCACCGCTTCGCCTACTTCGGTTAAACTCTTTTCCATTGAAGAAATTAAGTCGGTACGATGTTCGTGTTTTTCTTTGATGTTATCTAAACTAAATTTTATCTTCCAGTAAAGTACGTTTAAACCAGCTTTACGTTTTATCATTTCTAACATATTTCTTAATTTAAAATGGCATAGTCATTTCGCCATTTGCGTTTTCAATTGGTTTTAATTCTTCAAATGCGCCTTGTTTCATTCGTTCGCTAAACGAAAGTAATTCTTTTCCGTTTACAATATCAGGGTTACGTACGGGAAAACTATTTGAAACGGGTCTTAATTCGTGTTTTTTTCGCATAGCGTATATTTTATTTCCTACCATGTCTTTTATATAGTATTGATATTTTTCTACGTCTAAATACATTTTGTAAGTTCCGTTTTTTGAAACGCCTTTAGGCTTGCTTTTAGCTACTTTTAAATGTACTTCGTTTTCTTCGTATAAATTCCCTTCGCTATCCATTACTCCAGCTGGTGGCCGCCACGGAATTAAAACCGTTAAACCTTTTCTAAACCATACTTGGCCGCCAGCGAAGTCGCGGGCCGTTGGCATAGGGTAAAATGTATGTCCGTTTTGTGTTACGGGTGCTTGGTCACGTACATGATTTATAATACAGTTATGTCTTTTCGTCTTTCGGGCGTTTTTACGTGCCATTCCTAAAATTCTACTTAAATATTTATCTTCGCGGCCCAAGTCCGAATGTATGTATTCTTCAGTAAGTTCGTTCCAAGGGTCAATCGTAGTTGTGTTAATTGTTATTTCTTGCGTTCGTTCAATTTCATCAACTAATTTATAGAAGTTTTCAAGCGTTAAATCTTCGTCAATAGGGTCGATTACTATAAAATGATCGTTAACAAACATTTCTGCAGCCACTTGTTCGCCTTGTGTCATGTTATTTTCGCCTATTGTGTACGGTTTACCAATATATTTATAGCATAATTCCGCGTAAATTTCCGCAGCGTTACCCGTTTCGGGGGAAAATATTACGTGTTTCCAACCGTGTAAGCAACTTAAATTAATTAGAAACTCGAACCATATTTCCGTTTTACCGCTGGCGGGTGCGGCTCCTATATAAGTTGTACATCCTTCTTTTACGGTGTAGGGTATTTGGTCAAAAGTCCAGCCTATTGAATTACCGCGTACGTTCTTTTCGTGCCTTATATTGTGTAATTCAGTTTGTAGGTCGCTTAGTCTTTTATACATTTTATTCGTGTATTATGTTAGGTGTATATGTTTTGAATTCGTCTTTACGAATGTAAGGCAAAGTATTATTTAATTTCGTTTTCCAATTCATAATTTTTTTATCGTTGCCGTCTTTCCATTCATTCACTTTCCAACTTTCGTATTTTAGTTTAACATCCTCTTTGTTTACGGTTGGTACTTGTGAAATTGCATATTCTAAAAATTCATTAAATTCAGGTATATGTTTATTGTTCTTTGTTTCTTGTTTATTTATACTATCAATGCTTTGAAGTTGCTTTGTCGTGTGCTTTATTAACGCTTTATCAAGTGCTTTATCATGTGCTTTATCAAAATTTGATAGAGCAATTATATTACTTGAATACTGGTTTTTGCTTTTTTCAATAAGTTCAATAAAGCCAAATTCAACTAAATTATTTAAAGTTGTTATATACGTGTTATAACTTCTAATTCCGATTGCTTCTTTTGCCATTGTCGTAGGTAAGCCAAATTTTTGTTTCCACCCTAAACGGTTGCAATGTTCAATTATAAAAAAATAAAGTGCTGAATGATTAGGAGATATTTTTTCGGGGTTTTCATAGCACCAGTCAAACCACTTTCTACTTAATTCGTAACTATTCATAATATTTATAAGAATAAAAAAGCCTCTTAAAATCCTGCGCGTCTGACTTCGCATTCATTTAAAAGGCTAATAACTTCTTTTCGGTTATATAGTGTCAGACGTAACCGTTTACAAATATACTAATTATTTTGTAATACTAATTTTTTTATGCAATATTTTTCAGCAGTTAACCTATCTATTAAAAATCCTTTGCTTGTTGCTGTTGTGACTTCTTTTAATTTATTTGACTTATACATTAATTTTAAATGCTGTTTTGAAAATATAAATATTTCACTATAATTACCAATTAAATAAAGCCAAGTATTATCATTTCTAAAAATACCAGACCATACATAACTTAAATTATCTGGATGGCTTTTTTCAGCAATTTCAATATATATATTTCCCGTTTCTTTGTATTTATCATCAAACTTTATTTCAAAGCCTTGTTTGTTTTCGCCTTTTGTGTTTTGGTATTTTATAGAATTATAGCTACTCAAAGAAATTCCTATTTCTTTAATTAAAATATCTGTAACAAAGTCTTGAAACTCAAGCCCTTTTTCTAACATGTTTTTATAATTTTCTGTCATAACTATATTTCATTTCCCCAACCGTACCATTTTTCCTTTTTTATGTTTCTGCAAAACATTTCTAATTTATTTCCGTAATTATAAATATCGTCTATAATGTCCAGGAACTCAATTGGTTTTTCGCTGTGATTATCATTTCTTTCAATTGTTTGAACGCTGTCATAAAGCTTTTTATTATCTGGAACACAACTGCCTTTAGTAGCTATTAATAAAAATTCGTGTCTTACTGAATTGTAATGTCCCATATTATGCTTAACCTTATCCCAAACAAAAGAAGTTTTATATTTAAAACCCCAACTTTTAATAACTGCAAAAGCATCTTCAAGTAATGGAGAAGTAACCCAAAGAAATAAAACGCTATCTTTTTCGGATATTTCATTTACGGGTAAATTACAAATTTCGTTTACTGTCATAGTGTTATAATGTTTTGAAGCACCTCCTAATTGTGGCGTGTCTTGTTTATCATTATAGCTCCAAGCTGGATCAGCGTAAATAACTCTAAATTTATTTGTAGTATTAAAAATATCAATTTTAAATTCATTGTTTGTTACCGTTTCAATTCTTTGTTTGTATTCTTTTTTCTTTTCAATATGAAGTTCTTTCTTTTCTTCTTTTTTAATTTCTTGATAAGCCTGGTTAATACTTATTTCGCCAGTGCTTAATTGTGCTTTTACTTCAGGCGTTGCTTTTGCTTCTATTTTTTTAACCTTTGCTATTGTATCGTGTGAAACGTTAGCAATTTTTGCAAGTTCTTTTCGTGTTTCAATAGGTTCTATTTTAAGCTCCGCAGATTTCTGCTTACCTTTACCATCCGAAAGTTTTAAATTTTCCTTTGCCTTTGCACTAAATACTTCTTCTAATTGCAACGCTAAAACGCTTCTTTGATAATTACTTAAATTTCTTCTACCGAATTGATTGTTTATCATCCACTCCTTAACATCGTTTTCGTTCTTAAAATACTTACTTTCGGTTTTATAGTCTAAATTCCAACGTGTCGCTATCTCATAACGGTTATGTCCGTCAATTATAAACCCGTTCCAAGTAATTATTTTTTCCCTAATTCCTTCGTCTAAACAATTTTGTTCTAATTGCTTAAATTCTTCTACCGTTAAATGCGGTATTAACTTCTTAAATTCTTCTTTAATTTCTAACATAATTTCTTTTTTAAATATAAAACCCCTTAACTCCTTCGGGTCTTCACGTCCGAATTCATTAAAGGGTTTTAATAACTTCTTTTAGTTCTATAATGTGAAGACGAACTATATACAAATATACAAATTTATTTAGTCAAATTCGTTGTTTATTGTTTTTATTATTAATTTTCTTCTCCAGTACTTTGCTACTCTTAAATTTCTAACTGTTAAAGGCTGGTTTCTAAACCGTGTCAAGTTGCGGCGTTTCTTCATTCTTTTACTCATCTCTATCATTAAAGTAATTATAAATTAATCCTATTCCAATTATTAAAAAACCCATTACAAAAGTAAATAATGCCATTTTTGCTTCTTCTGCCATGTTATTCTGATTTATTAATTAACCCTATATCCTTCAAATACTGCTCATGTTTCTCTGGAGTGTCTAATTCCTCTGGCATTCCATACTGATCCATTCCTATTGCTATGCGAATAGCTCCTCTAATGACTGAGTCTGGGTGTATTGAGTTACCATTTTGCAGCATTACCTCTATGCTTTCAAGTAGCTGCAACATTTCTAAGTTTTGTTTTTTCATATCAATTAAATTTAGTTACATAAATTAAGGCATCCAATGCAATACAAACTTGCTGCACTTTTTTCTTTTGTTTTGGTGTTAATGCTTTCATTCTATTCTGATTTAAAGGTTTCGTTGTAGTATTGTTCTGCAGTATATCTAACCTCTGGATATTCTTTGTCGTAAATTTTATTTGAACCTACAATAGTATCTATTATTGATTTTATTATCTGCTCTTTCTCCATTTCTTTGGCTTGTTTGAATAACATTGAACTGTTCGGAATTTCCGAATTGTTAAACATTTCTTCCAACCATTCTACTGCTGTTTTCATATCTTACTTTTAATTACTAATTTTAATTCTCCATTAATATCGGATTCTACTTCTTCGTGAATTTTATCCACGTACTTTTGGCTAAATTCTATTTCGTGCCATTTATCTGCCGTTAGAATACTTTTCTTTTGG